AAAAAATATACGAAGAAAGAATTGCATATCAAAACGAATTAAGAGAAGAAGGTGCTTGGGACGTTAAAAATGATAATAAAGAATCAAATGAAACTGAAGCAATTTTTTATTATCTTGAAGAAGGTGGAATTGTACAAGAAGGTGAAGATAAATATTTTTTAGTTAATACCAAATACAAACACTATGGAGATTCAAGTATGTATCTTTGGTTAGGCTCAAAAAACTTTGAAAGTGAATATGTTGTTTATGAAGGTGAAGATAATTTATATGAAGCAGCAAAAGAAAATTTAGAATCACTAATTGATGATAGTGGTTTTGATGCATTTAGAGAACATGTTTGGGAAAACCATATTGATGAAAGATATGTGAGGGACTATCTTTATGAGGACTACAACGAATACGTTAGACAAAGCCCTGAAGATTGGAATATAAATAAAGAATTAACAGATCAACAAAAACAATATTTAGAAATACACCAAGCAAATATCAATAGGTTAAATCAAAAACTTGAAGAAGGTGGACTCACAGAAGAAGAGGAGGAAGAAATTGAAAATGATATTTACGACTACGAACAATTAATGGAAGACATTAAAGAAAATCCAGAAGGTGATTACGATGAAGAATCAATCGAAGAAGCTATAGAAAACATGGTTGACGACAATGTTGATAATATTTTTGACCTTTTAAGAGATGTTGATGTTGAGGCGGCTATTGATTATGTGATAAGAACTGATGGTTATGGACACGTATTAAATGGTTATGATGGAACAGAAGACTCATATAACATCAACGGAGAGGAATATTATGTTATGAGATATAACTAATCATTTACACTCATTAAAAAAACATCTATTTTTTATCTAAAATATTTTAATGAAAACTGACTGGTTATTTCAAGACCCAATCGATTTAGAACACAAACAATTGGTTCTTTTAGGTTATTTACAAAAATTAGACAAAAACTTAAATGGTTTTAAGTTATACCCACAGTTTCAAGAAATTTCATTACATCTTGCTAGTATTAATCTTTTAATTGAAAAAGGTCAAATTTTAACACTTAATAGGGCATTAAAGGACCCTGACGATGAAATATTAATATCGGATTTAATTCCTGTTGATTGTCCTTTATTAACAAAGGAAGAAATACTTGATGTATACCACATTTGTAAATACTCATCAACAAAACTAACAGATTACTTTAACCACGCTAAAGCAATTTGGGATATTGTAAATGACACAGTTTCAATTGACCCGGTACAAAACCCAAAAAACATTGAACCAAAACAAGGTCTTTTCTTTTTGGATTATAATAACAAAACATATCTTTATGAGTTTATTATAAAACCAATTAAGAAAGGAAACCTTGAAACAAAATGTCACATAAAAAGAATATGTGAATGTCTAAAAGGAGATTTTGATGAAAAACTAAAAGAGGTAAAAAAACCACTAATTAAAAATTTACAGGACCCGAAGATTCATAGTAAATTGATTGTTTTTACCATTAACCACAATAATAATTACCCACTCAAAGAAACATTGATTCCTATTGCAAAAAGGAAAATAATGAACTACATGATCCAATCAAAAATTATTAAACACAAAAATTTGACAAATAAGATATAGTTTATTATTATTGAAATAAAAAAGTCATGGTAGTAAAACAAAGATCATTAAACGAGTTAAGACAGGAAAAAGAGTTTGGGTATAAAAATCCTGAAGTTCAAAAAAAAGAAATCAATGTTGATTCAAAAGTAATAATTGAACTAGTAAAAAAATACCCAAACGATGCAGATTTAGGTAAAAAAGTAAGAAGTTATTTAATCCAACTTGGAATTTATGAGTAAAGAACAAGTAAACCACCCCCAACATTATGGTGGAGAAGAAAATCCATATGAGGCAATCAAGGTTATTGATGCTTGGGATTTAGGTTTTAGTTTAGGAAATACTGTAAAGTATATCTCAAGAGCTGGTAAAAAAAATAAAGAAAAGGAGTTGGAGGACCTAAAGAAATCTTTATGGTATTTACAACATCATATTAATACATTAGAAAACAAATGATAGAAACAGGAAAGATTATAAATGGTGATTGTATTGAAGTAATGAAGACATTACCTGAAGGGTGTATTGATTTGGTTGTAACCAGTCCTCCTTATGGTGTTGGTATTGCATATGATGTGCATGAAGATGATGTTGAGTTTGAAGACTATCTTGTTTTTGCTAGAAACTGGTTAACAGAAACATATAGAGTTTTAAAAGATGATGGTCGTATTGCATTAAATATACCATACGAAGTTAACAGACAAAAAAAGGGTGGAAGAATTTTATTTGTTTCTGAAATGTATCAGTTGATGAAAGAAATTGGTTATGGGTTTTTTGGTTTAGTTGATTTAGAAGAAGACGCACCTCACAGACTTAAAACAACCGCTTGGGGATCATGGATGTCACCATCCTCACCTTACATATATAACCCAAAGGAGTGTATTATTTTAGCATATAAAAAACAACATATCAGAAAGGTAAAAGGTGAGCCACAATGGAAAGGAACACCAACGGAGATTGAACAAGAAGATGGTACAATAAAGAAGAAAGTGGTTTATGAAGAACAAGATAAAAAAGAATTCATGGATTTAGTATTCGCTCAGTGGAAATACTTTGCAGATACGAAGTCTTTGACTAAGGCAACCTTTTCAATGGATATACCAACTAAAGCAATTAAGATATTGTCCTACAAAAACGATATAGTTTTAGATCCTTTTACCGGTTCAGGAACAAGTTTGGTGGCTGCAGAAGTGTTAGGAAGAAGGTGGTTGGGAATAGAACTTTCACCAAACTACGCCGAAGTTGCAAGAACAAGAGTCGAATACTTTAAGAAGTTAGAAGAAATCAAGGAAGACCAACAGTAATGTTGGTTTTTTTGTTTTATTTCATATTTATTTAATATGAAAAAACTTATTAAGGAATCGGGAATCAGAGACATAAATAACCTTCTTGAAAGATATAAGGAAGCAAAAGTATACTTTCATCAGGATCTTGATGGTGTTGCATCAGGAATTGCAATGAAGGCGTATCTTGAAAATCAAGGATTTAAAGTAGTTGATGCTGAAATTATTCAATATGGTGAAAAAGAATGGGCAATTAAAAAAGCAGATGCTGAAGGTAAAATAATGCCAGTACTTGTTGATTTTGCACACGGAAAACCAATGTTTAAAATCCATACAGACCATCATGATTCACAAGTAGGTGTAGAAAAAGATACTGCAACAGATTTTAAACATTCAAGATCCAACGTAGAAACAATCTCTCAAAAAATATCACCTAAAGATTTATTTAAAGACGAAGATTTATTTGTTGTATCAACCATTGATTCTGCAAACTTTGCAGCAAATCAGATCACAACAAAAATGGTAATGAATTTTATTTTTAAATACGATAAGGATCAAAGTGTTAAAAGAAATAAATTATTAATGGGTCTTGTTTTAAACAAACTTCTTTTAGCGTATAAAAATGATAAGGTCGATGGTAGAGATTTACTTGAATACCTTGTTATGAACTGTGAACCATCTTTAGAGAACTTGTATAATACAATTGTTAATATTGCAAAAAAACATGGTTTTGCTTCGCCAGAAGTAATGCAACAAAATCAACAAAAATATATCGAAGACAGATCAAAAGAAGGGGTAATTCAAAAAGAGGGTGGGGTACTTTATCAATTTGGTTTAGGATCAATGAAAAAAGGTTCATACGACAGATATACACCATTTGATTTACACCCTGATGCGGACTTTTTAGTTACTGGTCTTGGTGCTCCTGTAGGTTTAGTTCAGGCATCTTGTAATCCATATAAAGCGGATAGAGAGCTTAAAGGTGTTGATTTAGGAAAAATAAAAGATGAGGTGTTATTAAGTTTTAAACCAGAACTAGAAAAAGTAATATTACCTTATAAAATAATAAAAAAAGTATCTGAAAAAAAGGCAACAGCAGATTCTGTTGGGTTCACTCAAAAAGACATGGATGCCATTTACGGGTCAATGCCTTCTTTCGACCCAAAAACAAATACAATAAGTGCTTATGATTATTTAGTTGCAAATGCTGGTGGACATAAATGTATAACAACTATTTCAGGTATTGGTTTTGTTTATAGCGGATATGATAAACCATATGTAAAAGATTTACCGGCAGATGCAATACCTATCGCATTTTACGAAGGTTCAAATACGTTCATACAAGACATCAAACAAAAACTTTTAAGGTTTAGAAAACTTTCAGAAAAACAAATTCAATCAGCAATTAATGGAATGAAAAAAGAGGGTATTGATGTTGAGTCACTTGCAAACCCAAAACAGGGGAGAGGAACGACAGAACTTACAAAAGACATAAGAGATAAGTTTGTTGAAATTTTAAATCAAAAAATAACATCAGGAGGTGAGACTATTACTGAGTCCATAAGTAAAAAAGATGTCTTCATTATGTTAAAAAATCACGTATCTGGGAATAGTAAATTAACTGAAAGTGAATGGGATTTTATAAATGAAAATTTGGAATCTATATTTGATAATAGAGGTCAATGGGACCATCCTGGCAAATGTACCGTAATACAAAGTCGTAATATTACTATGAGAAATGTAAATTATCCTTTAGTTGGTATTGATGAAACAGGTCAGATTAAATTAATGTTACCTGAACAAAATTATGAATTCAGAGGTAAAAAAGTTTTAGAAATACCTTTGATAGGTAAATATAAAAATTTAGCAACTAATTTATTGAGATTCTAATTTTTAATTTTACTTTATAAATTGTGGATTATAAAGTAGGTAAAACTGGAAATATAAATCAAAAAGACGGACTAAAAATTTATTTTTTCAATGATCAAGAGGTCATTGCGGAAATAAAAATATACAATTTTGATTATTTAGAAATTCTTCAGAATGAAATATATGAATTTATACCTGATAAACCTGTTTTAAATTTTAGTAATTCTGTAGTTTGTCTTGATTTATTTGTCAATGAAAATTATAGAAAAAATGGTTTTGGGAAACACATATTAAATCTTTCAATTGAAGAAACAAAAAAAATGGGTATAGAATATTGGATAGGTTATAGATATAAAAATAATAATTTATCTAAAAGTATACTTGAATCATTAAATGCTGAAATAATAGAAAATGAAAAAATTGTAATTTTTTTAAAAAAAGTATAGATTTTGATACCTTTCAATATATTTATACAATACCTCTGACAAATTTCATTTTTTTTATAGAAAACAATTGACAGTTTAGAATAAATGTTTTAGATTTGTTAAACAATTAGGAAACGACCTAATAATAATTTGAAAAACTGAAAAAAATGAGTGAAGAACAAATAATTGTAAACGAAATTTACTCTTACATTAATGACAAAGGTCAAAGAGTATTCACACCTAATCTTCAGTTCGCTGAGATTATGGCTAATAAATACGGAACTCAAAAAGTGTACGTAGAAAAAAATTAAAAAAAGTTCACAAGGTACTTGTCTAATTAAAAAAAAAGACTTAACTTTGTAAAAAGATTCGAAACCACAGGAGATGAAAGATACTCGTTGTCGAATTAGAGAAAACGTTCTTTGAAAAACTAAAACCGACTGAAATGGTCGTCACAATTAAAAAAAAGCGAATTAACACCTCCCTTTCTTTAAGCGTGAAACTAAATTAAGTCATTGGGCCGTGTATGGTCCATTAAAATAAACCACGAAAGTGGGATAAAGTGAACCTAACGTGTAATAGGTTTGCGTCTTGGTGAGTCTTCGGACTTGTTGAGGTCGAGTACACAAGCGGGATACCGTTTAA